TCCAACAATTGCAAAAATAACCTGTCCGTTATGCGGTAATGATGAAGCGACGGTACACAGGCAAAAAGACCGCAAAAAAAAGCTTTATTATCGCTGTACGGGGGCAACGTTTGCGGATGGTTGCGGGACTATTCAATGCACTGGTGCAAGCGGTCAGGCTTTTATCAGTAAAAATATGAAACCGTTAAACGGTGTTGAAAGTGAAGATGCGGCAATTGAAGCGGCAGAAGATGCCAAAGCCGAGCAAGTTAAACCAACTAAAAAGCGCAGTTTTTTAGATTTTCTAGTGGATGATGAATAATGCCAGCAGCAAAAAAGCAAATTGAAGAAAAGCCAGAAGTTGAACAGGATTTGGGCGCGCCAGATTTTACCGACTTACTCGACGATGATGAAAAAACACTAATTGACTCGGTTGCAAATGATGACAGTGAAAGCGACGAATTAACCGACGATGCAACAGGCATGGCCGTTGGTGAGTTGGTCGGGATGGGTGTCATGTTTTTAACTGATTACTTGGCCGAGCGACGCGGGGAGCATTGGAACGTCAGCACAAAAGAATTAAAGCAGCTTGCAAAGGCGGTTGATGGTTCTGTTCCAGATACAGAGCTATCGCCAGCGTGGGCGCTTGTTGCTGTCAGTGTGGGTATGTTTGCCCCGCGTGTTGTTGTTGATATTCAATTAAATAAAAGAAAGGTGATTGAAGTTGAAGATGACGACAAAAAAGCAGATTGAGAGAACAGACCCAACTTTGCCAAATGTCCATCATTTAGTGGTGGGCGCGACGGGGTCGGGGAAAAGTGCATTTATTCGAGACCAAGTTGATTTTAAAGGGGCGCGGGTGCTTGCGTGGGATGTTGACGAAGATTACAGACTTCCAAGAGTGCGCAGTATAAAGCAGTTTGAAAAGCTGGTTAAAAAATCAGGGTTTGGGCCAATTCGTTGCGCGTTAACCGTTGAGCCAACAGAAGAAAATTTCGAGCGCTTTTGTCAGTTGGTGTTTGCAATTTCTCACGCTGGTGCGCCTATGGTTGTAATAGTTGAAGAATTGGCCGACGTTGCGCGAATTGGTAAAGCTTCACCACATTGGGGGCAGTTGTCACGCAAGGGGCGCAAATATGGCGTCCAGCTTTACGTTGCAACCCAAAGCCCGCAAGAGATAGACAAAACCATTGTAAGGCAATGTAATTTTAAATTTTGCGGGGCGCTTAATTCTGCAAGCGCTTGGCGCTCAATGGCTGATAATTTGGATTTATCAACCAGAGAGATTAAGCAACTAGAGAACATACCCAAAAAACAAGTTCAATATTGGCTAAAGGATGGAACAAGGCCAACCGAGAAAAAAACTTTAACGTTTAAGTAGCTAAAGCTCAAAAAGAGCAAAAGCTATAAAAACCCCAAATTAACTTAGAGCTTTACTTTAGGTGGTGCGGAAAAAAACCGTACTACCTAAAGTCAACCCCTCTTTTAAACACAACACAAAATAGGGCTTTAGCCATGATTAATAAAACGACAATCAAAACAGTGCTGATTACGCTTGGCGTATTAGCGGCAGTAAACAAAGTAAGTGCTTTGCGTTCTGTAAAACGTTTAATTAACTAAGAGGGGTTTTAAATGCGTTCTTTTTTAAACTTAAATTCTATCCCAAATGTTGCCGCTGGTAATTCTTGCTCTATCAAGTTACCGATTGGTCAAACTTATGAAGTGATAGATCTTAAATATTCAGGTGTTACACCGTCGCAAATTAAAAACGTGCGCGTTGAATTAGACGGTCGATTACTTAGCACATACAAAACGCTAAATGATTTGATTTTGGAAAATACACGCCATAAGCGAAAAATTAAAGCGGGTGTTGTTTCATTCCATTTTGTGCGTCCAGAAATGAAAGGTGTAAACGTCACGGATTTAGTTCAGCAGCGTATGTTTGCATTAGGTACGGTTGGCCTAACAACGTGTGAAATTAAATTTGATATTGATGAAGCGGCAGCAGACCCTAAATTATCAGCAATCGCTCAAAAGTCAGTAGGCACAGCGCCAAGCTGGTTGACTATGCGCCGCAATTTTTTCAAGCAGCTAAACAACGGCACAACAGAAATTGCAGACTTACCAAAGCCTGTGGGCTACCGCATCGCCGCAATTCATATTAAAGCGGCAGGCGTTGACGCGGTTGAATTTCAAATTGACGGCACAAAATGGCGCGACCTTCTGAAAAAAGCCGACAACGACTACATTCTTGAGCAGTACGGAAAGGCTGTTCTTGATAACACTTATACAATCGACTTCATGCTTGAAGGTGATGTTTATCAAAGCGTTTTACTAGACCAAATGATACAAGACTTACGCCTTAAAATTGACTCAACAATGGATGAACAAGCAGAAATTATTGTTGAATATATGGGTGTATGGTCGCGCAACGGCTTTTAATAAGGGGGTGCTATGAATACAAGTGTACCAACTAGCGTTCCCACAAATCAAAGTGTGTGGGGCAATGTTTCAACGGGTCTTGATGCGTTAATTAGTGGATGGGCAAGAGTTGAGCAAATAAAAGCGGCTAAAGCGTCAACGGGTCAAGGTCGAGTTGAGCAGGCAATGACGCCAGAGCTAGATAACGGCGCAGCGGTTGTTGTTGAAGCGCCAAAAAAAGCGGCGCAACCAAGCGAAACATTGGTTTTTGGTGTTCCACAAAAAACACTTTTATTGGGCTTTGGTGGTCTTTTGGTTTTAGGTTTGGTAATGCGAGGTAACAAATAATGCAAAAACCAAGTGGCAAGGGTTTAAAGTATTTTGCGTATGGCGTTGCTATATCGGCGGCGGGTGCGATTTTAGCGGAATACGTGCGTGATTGGATGCGTAAACCAAAGGCTAAAAGCTAATGCTGGGCGCTTTAATGGGTGTTGCAGGTGGCGCGCCTATGGGGGGTGCGTCACCAATGGGCGGGATGCCGAGTATTGCTTCAAGCTCAAGCGCTGAAACAGGCCAGCAAACGCAAAGCGGTAATTTTACAGGCGGCGGGATTAACTTTGGCAGTAATAACAACAATCAGTTGTTAATTGTCGGGGCGGTGGTCATTGGCTTGTTTTTAGTGATAAAACGCAAGTAATTTAATTTTAATAGTTGTAAAAGATAAAGGGCGCGCAGCCAAACGCGCGCCCTTTTTTATGGGGTGAAATATGGGTTTATTTGGCGGCGGCAATTCAAAAAGCACAAGCAATCAAACCACGAATAATGAAAATACAAACATTGCAACGCAAGGGGATAATTTAGGCGCGGTTATTAATGGCAATGGAAATAGTGTGACGATGACCGACCACGGTCTAGTTGATGCGCTTGTTGATATTGGCGGCTATATGTCCGACTCAACTCAAGCGGCGTTTGGTGCTGCAAGTGATATGGCCTATAGCTCGACAGAGTTTGCAGGGCAAGCGATTACAGACGGGTTTGATTATGCTGAAGGTGTTAATCGTGACTCGTTAGATATGGCTGAAGGTGTTAATCGTGACTCGTTAGATTTTGGTCGTGATGCGTTAAGCGTGACAGGTGACTTGATGACCGATGCAATGCAATACAGTAGCGACGCAATGCTTGCATCTATTGACGGTAACGCGGGGCTTGCGGGGCAAGTTATAGACGCAAATGCAGCGCTAACAGGGCAAAGCTTTAGTTTTGGATTAGATACGTTTGACGGGGCTATGGATAGCTTAAATCAATCTAATAGCAATATGGCAGCGCTTGCAGAGTTCACAAGTAATCAAAGTACAGACTTAGCGCGCGATTCTCTGGCCTTTGGTGCTGATTTAATGGCGCAATATCAGGACAATATTTCAGCATCTAATTATGATGCGCGTGAACACATGCTTGATGCAAGTAAAACAGCCATGCAATTTGCGGATAATATGAGCCGCTCAGACGGTCAGCAGTTAGCCAAAGATTCAAACAAAACGTTAATGATTGGGATTGTCGCAGTTTCTGCGGCGGTTGGTTTGTATGCAATTTCAAGAGGGGGTAACTAATGATACACACAAAAAAAATTAATGCTGGTATTCACGCGCAGATAGTAGGCAAAGCGACAGACTTTTTTTTATTAAAGTGTGTTGTCGGTACGCGCGCTATATTTTTTAATCAGGGTTCAGAGAAAATGAATACTGAGGTGTGGCAAGGTATGTCCCTTAGTGGTTTTAATTATGATGAAGTTCATATTTTCTCAGACCAAAATCAGGAGGTGATATTGTGGTCAGGGGAGACGCCTTTTGATTTTAGCCCTCAAACTGAAAGACAGAAAACAATAAGAGCAGAGCAGGCTTTTATTTCTAATGGTATTCAAAAGTTGCTTGATTACGACCCGAACAGATTAACGGCGAGAATTGAGTGTGATAAAGATATCTGGGTGGGCGGTGAAAATATGGGTGTTGTACTTGGTACGCCGCAAAACGCGCGCAAGTACAAGGCAGGGCAAGAGTTCGAGGTAACAGCCTACGGGGATGTGAATTGCTTTATTGCAAACGATGCGGAAGCGGTTCTTTTTGAACAGGCATCGGGCAGCGCGGGGGCAGTTGCTGTACCTTGGGAGTATGGGAGAAACAGAACAAGGACAGAGCTTGAAAACTTAGGCGCTCCTTACTTTGATTTTGAAGTACCTGCGAGAATGGCGGGTGTGCCGTTTAAAATCAAGGTGCAAATTGAAATTGACGAAGGCACAACCAGTCAGGGTTTAAAATTATTTATAACAGAAGGCGACCCGACGACCGAACCGCTAACTAGTACGGGCTTTACGTCGGGCGGTGCATCAGCAGGTATTGTAGAGTATGAAGGAAATCAACATTTGCAATGGCCTAATGGTTTGCCTGTTGGGGTTCACCGTGTTTTTATGGTTGATGAGACTACATCGGCGGGATATGTGAAAGGGCAGGAAGTAGGCGCAAGGTTTTTGAAGGTATGGACTGAAAACGATGTTTTTGCCCTTGCTGGTACGTGTCAAGTTATGACGGAGCGCGCATGATGAATAAATCAACAATGTTTTTGGCGACGGCGGCGGCGTTGGGTGTGGCAATGTTCCCGACCCAAATTAATGAAGCGGCGCGCGGGTTAAGAAATAATAATCCGTTAAACATAAAAGAAGGTAGCGACGGCGGCGCACAGTGGGAAGGTGAGCACGAGCTTGATTTGGACCCGACTTTTGAGGAATTTAAAACCCCTGTTCACGGCATTAGAGCGGGGGCGCGTATTTTGCGCACGTATGCCGTTAAATATGGCCTTGAAAGTATAGAGGGTATCATAGCGCGTTGGGCGCCAGATGAAGAAAACGACACAGAGAATTACATTAACTTTGTCGCTAATAAAACAGGCATACCGAGAAATCAAAAGTTAAATGATGAAACATATCCCGCTGTTATTTCTGCAATGATTGACATGGAAAACGGCAGCAATCCATATACCTATGACGAAATAAAAAAGGGGTTTGAATGGGGGTTTTATGGCTAATTTTTTAACTAAAAACTTTGTTTGGATATTGGCGGCGGGGGTTGGTGTTTGGTTTTATCAAAAGGCCGATAATGCAGCAAAAACAGCCACCAAGCCAATTGCGGACTTTTTAGCTGAGCTTCAATTTTTGGTGAACGGCTCTAATTATGTGAAATTCCCTAACGCGGGTTTTGTGCTAACGCTTGACGCCTTGAGTGATGATTTTATTGCCTATGATGACAGAATAAAAGCTTGGCTCGGTACACACGATAGGCACAAAGATTTTTTAGCGGAAATACTCGACCATGAAAGGCGCGTAAAGCCTGTTTATAGAAAGTTGATTGGTAATATCATTGACGCGTCAACAATACGAACAGCAAGCGGGGTCGAGCTATGACTGAAAGCACATTAATTATTATTGCAAGTAATGTTGTGACCGTGTTTGTCTCGGTTGCTGTTAATCGTACTGATATAAGCTGGCTAAAACAGCGGTTAATATCACTTGAAGAAAGAATAAACAAACTAGGAGAAAAGCATGTTTTCAACGTTGGCTAAGTATTTAGCAGTTAAATTATTAACAGAAACATTCATTAAAAGAGTGTGTTTAGCAACAGCAAAACACTTGGCTAATAAGTCAGAAAATACGCTTGATAATGAGTTAATTGACGCCCTTGAAGATGCACTAAATTAGCACCAGGGCAAACCTTGTAATATATTGAAAAATATAAACATTTAAAAATAAGGCCGCAATTTAGCGGCCTTTTTAAGTTTAGGCGCGTTGTTTGTCGCCGTATTTCATTACAATTTCTTTTAGTGCTAAAGAGTCCGACATTTTTATCAAATCGTTGCCGATGGTTTTGAGTGTTTCACTCGCAGCAACCAAATCATGTAAATGGTCAATTTGATTTTGAAGCGCATTAACATGGCTTTCATTGTAGCGAACAGAGCTTTGCAAAAAATCCAGCTTGTTAATGTAACTAGCATTGTACTTTTTACCTCTTGGTGTCCACAAAAAACCGTCACGGCAAATATAAAACCCGCTCCAATCTTTATGCAGGGCCATACCACCATTAATGCGCTGCTCAAGCATAGCAACAGCGCGGGGGCATGGTTTGTTTTCAGCAATCCAGCGTTCAAGCGTTCGCTCGGAATTTATAAATAAAAACTCCATTGCGGCGCGTCGGTCAAGCTTGCCAAAATTCATAAAGCCAGCACGAAAAAGTAATTGTTTGAAATCAGTCATATTAATCCTTTGAGTTCCATTGACATAGTTATTTAACCAGCGCGGAAGATTTAACGATGATTTTTTTAGATTGATAAACAGAGTCCAATTAATAAAATTGATTAATGGTAAATTATAGAAAACTTGTATAAATAACAGTTAGATAGAATTTTAACACGCAACAGGGAAAAGGTGACAGAATGACGGATTTAGATACATTTAACATAATATAAATCGTAAGAACCCATATGACCTACAGACCGCTAAAAGCTTGCGATTACCTAAAATAGCAACGACATTTTGGCGGGTGGCATTTCATCTATGCAACGCTTTTACGCCACAATTTAGCCTGTTCGTCATTCCCCTTTCTTTCGGCCTTATGTGCTTCAAGCAAAGCCATACCCTTTAAGGGTTCGGGGTGTTCACCAACCAATAAAAGCTTTAGGGCGGTGTAGTCTGAAAATTCAGAGTTTCCAGTCCGTACCGTGCTAAGTGTCTGTTTTGGGATGCCCGTTAACTTGCTAACCATGTAGTCGGAATCAATATCCGCAACGCTTTTAAACCATTCAAGCAGTTCTAGCGAAGTCGTTATTTTCATAAGTTTTCTCTCATTTTTGGCAACCCGATTTTTTGATTATAGACCTAGTCAACGAGTATTGCATCAGTCCGACGTCATTGACCTAGTACGGTAACAGTGACTATCATCACCTTTAGCAAGGGCAACCGCTGCTAATCTTTGGCTGAGCGGTTACTGGTTTTATATACAGTAACCGCTTTTTTATGACGCCAGAGTGAACGAATTTTTTAATCAGCCAAAGGTGAAAAAATATGTATATAGACGCAACTGAATACAGAAACGATGATGAATTTACGCAATATGCCAAAGGCAAAGTTGCTCAATTACGTTTAATGTTGAACAGCAAAAAATCAGCGCTTCAAAAAGATAAAGAATTACAACAAAAAGCTAAAGCTCAAGATTCAGCTTTAGCTGGTGACGAGTTGAGACGTCGTGCTTTGTCGCTTGCTACTCAAAATAGAATGGTGACGTTATGAGTGAGCAAGAGGTAATGAAGGGTTTTTTAATTCGTGGTTCGGTGCGGTGCGCAAAAACATGGGTTGACCAAATAGAGCTTTCAATACCTTTGGGTATTGAGCCAGAGCCAAAGCAAATTGAAGGTATAAGCGATTTAATTGACTCGCTGCATGATTATGATTGCTCGGTTTGCTCGGTTGTTGCACATAAGTTAGACGACGCAATGTGCAGATGGTGCGAGCTTTTACTTGATGCGTAGCATTGCAATAGCATACGAGCCAATAAAAGGCGGGTTAAAGCCAATTGAGTTAACCCGCGCAGTGCCGTTTTGCTCGCCTGCTTTTGGATTTGATAAAGCCGCTGATTATGTAAAAGAGCAGTTAAAATCAATCCCGACAACCTACCTACGCCGCCATGCTGCAAAGCTATATGCGGCGCGCTTCAATTCGACCACTGCAAAAAATCCAGAGAAAAGCGCAAATATATTCATGCGCGAATTAATCAAGCGAGTTAACGAAATAGTAACCCGTTCACCACTAAATATTACTGAGTTGCAGCGCGAAAAAAGACGCAAAGAAAAAGCAAAGCAGCTTGCTTTGATTTGTCAGCAAATGGGCATTATTGATTTTGATAAAAGCATGACATTGCAACAGGCAACAGCGTTAGTTATTAGCAAGTATCAACAGTTGGCCGAGTTCACTATAAACCAAGTTGAAACCGCGCCAGCGTACACGACTTTTCAAGCGTTTATGAAAAACGGCGGTAATGCTGAATTACTTGCTGATAAATTAGAAATAGCAATTAGACGCATGACTTGTGATAAATGGTGGCAGCGTAAGCTTAACAGAATGCGTGATATGACACTTGAGCATCTAAACATAACACTTGGCCTAGTTAACAAGGCAAAAAGCCCTTACGCATCGTTACAGGCTGTTAATGAGTTTAAATATGCAAAGAAAAGCCAGCAAGAGTGGCTTGATTCAATGCAGCTTGAAAGTGAAGACGGAGAAACAACACTTGATTTGGCCGAAGTGTTTAAGGGTTCTGTATCAAATCCAGAATTACGACGAATTGAATTGATGGTTCGTATTCGTGGCTATGAAGAATACGCGCAAACGCAGGGCATGAAAGCCGTGTTTTATACAATCACTGCGCCAAGTAAATACCACGCAAATAGTAAAAAATACAACAATGCAACCCCTAAAGAAACACAGGCTTTTTTAGTTAACCAGTGGGCAAAAGCGCGCGCGGAGTTAAACAAAGCAGATATACCGGTATTTGGTGTTCGCGTTGTTGAGCCACATCACGATGCAACCCCGCACTGGCATATGCTTTTATTTATGCTTCCAAAGCATGAGCAAGTAACAACAAAGGTTTTACGTGGCTATGCAATGCAAGTTGATGGTGACGAAAAAGGCGCAGAGCAAGCGCGTTTTACTGCTGAAAATATAGACCCGTCGAAGGGGTCGGCGGTTGGTTATATTGCTAAATATATTTCAAAAAATATCAATGCAAATCATATAGAAGGTGAAACAGATAATGAAACAGGTAATGAATTTAATAATGAAAATGGCCTTGTGCTTAATGTGGGTGCATGGGCTAGTCGTTGGCGCATTCGTCAATTTCAGTTTGTCGGTGGTGCAAGCGTTGGTGTGTGGCGTGAAATTAGACGCGCCAAGCCTGAAATGCTCGACAAATCAACAGATGTATTACGCGAAATTTTCAGCGCTGCTGATAATTCACAGTTTGCGCAGTTTATTAATCTTATGGGTGGCGCGTTTGCAAAGCGTTCTCAGCGACCTATTCAAGTTTCCCGTGTGGCTGATGGGTTCAACGAATACGGGGAAGAAAAGCAAAGAGTTATAGGGTTACAGGAGCTTGCAGCTCAAAGCACTTTAAAAACGCGCTTAGTGCGTTTTGCTCTTAAAAAAAGGAGCGACAGCGACGCCCCTTGGAGCACTGAAAATAACTGTAACCACCCCGCCAATGATTGGCAAATAGGCGCGGGTGATAGATTAAATCCAATCGCTTTTATCCCTAAAGAAATAAGAAACAATGTTTTAAGGGGGGCAACTTACTACGAAGTAGACGAGCAGCTTAAAACAATCACCGAATTTAAAGTTAAAAACAACCAACTTACACAAGAGAGTATAGGGCTATGAATAGAGATATATACACACAAATTGAAACCGTGGGCGTACTTGAAAAGCGCGTTGAAAAGGCGGGAACGTTTGAGCTAAAAACCGCAGCAATGGCGCTTGCAAAAGCACAGCGCAAATTAAGCGTTTTACTGGCAAAAGCAATGGCAGACCTTGAGGATAGATTAAAAATTGCGGAGCTACGCACAAAATGAATCCAACAATTGCAAAAATAACCTGTCCGTTATGCGGTAATGATGAAGCGACGGTACACAGGCAAAAAGACCGCAAAAAAAAGCTTTATTATCGCTGTACGGGGGCAACGTTTGCGGATGGTTGCGGG